GCTAAAGCAAAAGGCGCAATTGAGGGGACCGTCTTTAATAATCCAGCACATTTTGCAATCACACTCGCAGGCTTAGAAATCACGCCATTACGATTTGCTTCGTCGATCTCTCCCATTTGAGGTATCAAAGTGTTTAATGGTTCACGTGATGTAAGAACACTAAACGAAACATCCTCAGCCCAAGCAAAAACACTAATACTAGCTCTATCAGCTGCCCCGTTTGCATGTTTAAGATCATTAATTGAACGAATTGTGATTTCACCTAATTCACCCCAACTTTCAGTTGGAATATCTAAATAATTTGCATACCAAAACATAGGCAAAATCATCTCACCCCCACTTGAAGTAGTAGGATCGAGAAACACATGGGGTCGTTGTGATTCTTGGATTAGATCTAGAGGAAAAAGTTCTCGACTCGTTGACAAGGTATCATAACTGGGGTAAGGTAAGTAAGAAACAAGTGCTCTACCATATTGAAATCCATTTCCATTGATCACAATTTTCAAATGCAATTTGGCTTTTAATAATTTATAGGTGGCTAATCGATTAATAACACGGGGATTTTCAAAATACAAACTCCAAGGGTTTATATTAATATACTTAGATGTACCCGTGCCCCACTCTTCCTCATGAATCTTCAGAGGCCGACTAAAGAAATTGTCGAGTGTCGCATCATCAGAATCTTGCAGCGATCTAGTGGGATCCATCTCGCCCCCTGCATCATATACATAGGGCTGCATCTGATCGGAAAAATCAACGTTTTCTTGAGCAGTAAAGGTCCCCTTCTTTTGAATCGAGGCTTCAGCCACGATTCCCATTTGGGGCCTGTATGACATCTTTTTACAAAACAATTTAAAGAATAATTTACGAAATAATAATAATACACATTTAAATTCACTAGTAAGTCATTTACAATCCCTACAGCCGACTCAAACTGCAGGGTGGTGCGATGATGATGTAGTGGCTAACTACTCTCCTAAATAGGAGTATGGCCTAGCACCATGCCGACATGTATAAAGCCTAATTTCACAAATGCACATGACACAAAACACATGTAAAATCGGTAATCCATATATACACAGTCCGTTTTAACTCTACACTGGAACCCCGATGGACTTCGGAGTGGAGAATTTAACCTTATAACTCTCACGAAAGGTAATCCTGTCCTCGTTGACAGGTTCGGCTTCTTCAGGTCGATATTTCCGTAGCCAATCTTGAACTCGATCTTCATAGCTCCTGTTAAACCCTTGACACAAATGGGTAATTCCGGCTTGGGACGCAACAGTTTGCATCTCTGAGAGACGACGTTCAAATGTCTCTCTCCCGTAGTAAAACCAATCATGCAGAGATGTATCAATATTTTGTGCCGATTGCATCTCTAAGGATAGATCCTTGGATTGTAGATGAGCGTGTAAGCGTTTAAAAATGGAGTCCTCAGAAAGCACACCCACATTTGCCTTTAAATCAGGGTGATAAAAGTTTTTCCGTTTTAAGAAGTCTGCCTCTTCAGCATCCATATATTCAGTAGCTACAGATTCCTTATCAGGCATTGTGAATTTCATATCAAATTTCGACAAAAACTCAGCAAAGGAAATATGATTAAAAAGACTTCTCTCTTCAGATACCGTTCCCTTAACATCATCGCCATATGTTCCAAACGCACAATAATCAGTGAAGGATCCGGGTGGCTCCTTTGGGTACTTGGTATAATAACAACTCCTCAGTAATAGACAGTTAACAATAGAATTAACGATGACTGTCAAATTTTGACCTGAAGGATTCGACCCAAATAGCATCAACAAATCGCCGTTATATGCCATCAAAGGATAGGCAATTTCCGCCACCAACGCTCTCATTAGCTTAATGTCCTCCTTAGAATACTCACATAAGTATTCGGCGACCCAGATTAACACTGAGAAAGCAGCAATCACAAGTTGTGCTGGCATTCTCTGATCATACTTACTATAATCTCCGGCAAGAACATTCTTACTCTTAGAATTCATAAATTCGTTTAACTGTTCCCACTCAGGACCTTCAGCATTCACACCCACTAGACACTCACACATTAATGGATTTAGCTGAATGATACGAACAATAGGTAGGAAATACATACGAATAAGAAGTTGTAATGCAAGAGGTGCACTCTGAAACACGCGCACCTTATCCTTGGTCAATCTCGTCGGTTCGTCTTTTAAACACGCTTTCCAAACACAGTAACAGCGTTCTCC